TGATAAAAGATCCTTCAGGATGCACGTGCGCGATATCCTGGGAATTACATGATTTACAGAATACTGCAAAAATTATGGCAAAGATTATTTCAATCGTGGAGGAACAAAAACAGAATAAGTAACTTAAACATTGGGCTGAACCCTCTGGCCGGAGGGTGACGGTTTAACCGGACAAACAAGCGGTGAATGTGGCACCACATCGGGGCAAATATAGCTCCCGGTCACATTTAGCCGCTTTTTTGTTGCCCATAACCTGAAAGGAAAGAGAAAATGCCAGACGATATCCTGGATACCACAGACAAGGCCCAGGGCACCGACCAAACAGATCAAAACCCGGTCGATACCCTCCAACAGGCCGACCACACGGAAGAACCCGGCAAGAAGAAATTCAGCGACATGAACGCTGAAGAACAAAGTCAATTCATGGGCTCTTGGATGGGAAGGATAGTAAAAAAGCAGATCGAAGAAAGTGTTCTTCCGGAAATCCAAAGGCTTCAGCCTGCGCAATCCACCCCGCAACCTGGGCAAGAAAATGATGCGCTTGCTAAATTCAACGAACAACTTCAGGAGAAGATTTTCGCAGGGGATGTTCTTGGTGCGCTTCAGATGGCAAATCAAGTTCAAAAAACTGCGGAACAAAAAATCTCTAGCCAACAAAAGATCGCGGTAGATCGGGAAATAGTAAACCTGTCGGACAAACCCTTTTACAAGGATATTTATACTGACATGAAGAAGATCGCCCATGAAGCAACGGCAAAGGGATTTCCTGCGGCGGCGGCTGCTGATTACGCTTACAACAAAGCTATTGCGGAACGATCTGTGGCTAAAGAAAAAAACAACCCATCTGGGCTTACTATGTTAAAGGGCGGGACGCCTCGCTCTAAAGTGACAGAACCAAAACTTCCGGCTGCGTTTAAAAAGGCGGCTGAAAGGGATATCGCCTCAGGGGTATTTAAAGACGAGGCTGATTACATCGCAAATTTGTCACCACATATTAGGTCACAGTACGGAATATAGGATATCACCCGAAAGATGCGGACACGGATACCTACCGGGAATGAAGACTCGAATAGGGTCAGGTGCAAAAGGTGTAATTTCCCCTGCTTATTGACGCGGGATAGGATACGCCCAGGAAAAGGTTTTAATTATTTTACATTAACAGGTGTGACTACCCAAACACAATACCCGGATGATTGGACATCAGTTTTCGGGTGCCCTCAATGCGGGGCGGGTGATTACACTAACTGGCAAAAATAGGAGAACCATCATGGAAGTTATTAAAGACCTTATTGGTGGTATCAAACCTGCGACGATAGAACTTCCGTATAACGGCAGTCTCGATGTTGATTGCGTGACTCTTCGGTATAAGGGGAGTTTGTGCAAAATTATGAATGTTGCCGATATAGATAACGGAAATTCATTCGTCACGTTTGCAGGTTTGACAACCGCTATGGTTAATGTCTGCGGTATCTTGGAAGAAGAACAAGAAATAACGAGCAATTATCTGCACAATAGCGCGACATATGCTATGCGTTATCGGAAGATAACTCCGATATTTCCTTCTACGATAATCCAGGCAGAATATGTTCAAGCTGACAAGGCTGCGGTGGCCAATTATGACACAAATGCAAGCGTTGCCGCCGGAGGAACCTTATTCGTGAACGGTGATGCCCTCGGTGCCGATGATCAAATGATTGGCGGATGGGTTTACATGCTTAATGGAGACGCGCAATACGAACTTCATTATGTGACCGATCAGGCAAATGTTGGGGACACGTTTACATTCGCAACCGCAGTTACCGGAGCGGTTGTTGCGGCTGACGATTGGCTGTGTATCAGGCCGCCAATGACGCCGCTTTTGCTGTTTAACGCTACCTATACCGACATTTTCAGCAAGGCGATTTACAGCGAGCTTTTGCACACGGTGAACGGGCTCAGCACGTGGATTTCCGCTCCAAATATTCCGATGCAAAAACTGAACAGAAATAAGCATGACGGACTTGTTGTCCCGAATGCTCGGTTTTATCATCAATTCACCATTCCCAATAACGCCACTCTGTTCAATTTCTGGATAGAGGGAAGATAAGGAGGTAACAAATGCCTAACACAGCAATAACTGAAAATTTTGGCGACCTCCTTGATGCAAGAATCCGCAAACTTTTCGACAAGGAGTATGATGAACGAATTAACGAGTCGATGATCCCAATGCTTTTCGGGATGGAAAAATCAACTCGAAACTACGAGATTGTTTCTGGTATCGGCGGAATGTCAGATGTCGCTGATTTCGATGGAACGATTTCGTACGATTCCCCGTCGCAGCTTTATGACCAAACCTTTACCTTCCCGGAAAAAGCGTTGGGCATGAAGATCGAACGCAAGCTGTACGATGACGATATGTTTAGCGTATTCGATAGGCGGCCCTGGCAGATGGCGATTTCCCGAGCGCGTACCAGGGAAAAAACGGCTGCATCTATTTTTACCGGAGCATTTGTTGGAACCGATGGTCCCGATTCGCTTCCACTGTGCAGCGCATCGCATCCCTATTCACCGGATGATGCAACTACGCAGAGCAATGCGGGATCAACTGCGTTGTCCGCAACATCGGTAGAAGCCACGCGAAGGCTCGGTTTTACGTCTATTTTTAATGATCGTGGCGAACAACTGGAAGTTAATTATGACAGCATCCTGTGTCCGGTTTCTCTAGAAGAAACTGCTTGGATGATCATAAATTCCAGGGGACAAGTCGAAACTGCCAACAACAACCGTAACTTTCACATGGGTAGGTACAATCTTGCCATGTGGCCTCGTCTAACCGATACCAATAATTGGTTCATGTACGATTCCACACTGTGTAAGAAATTCCTGCTTTGGTGGGACCGGATTGAAGACGGTATTAAGCAGGATAAGGATACCGACACTCTGGTAGCAAAATGGTATTGTTATGAGCGATATGCGACTACCGGCTTGTGGGCAGACTGGAGACCAATTTACGGTCATAATGTAAGCTAATGAAATCATTAGGTAAATTAACTTTTTAACGATGGGGCCGGGTTATCCCGGTCCCAATCCTCAAAGGAGGAAATAAAATGGCTGAAAAACTTTGTCCAATGGATAAGCCTGCATGTCATGATAACTGTCAATGGAATATGAACGGCGAATGCGCCGTTAAGGTAATTGCAAAGGCACTTACCGAAAAATTGGCAAAGATCCCTAAAGCAAAAGGTTAAGGAGGTGATGAAATGAAATTCAAGAAATTTATCCTCTATTTGCCGCTGCTGATGCTTTTGGTGATTGCTTTTATCGCGGCTAAGCCAGCCGGGATTAGTCAGCTCACGAGCCTATGGGTTGGCGACGCGACGGATACAGCAACGGTTACGCCTGGCGATAACGACGTATTTATTTCCGGGACGCTTGAAGTTGATGGGGCCGTTCAACTCGATGGTGCTATAACCATTTCTACAACGGACGGACTATCCGCGCCCACGACCAAGGGGTTTACGCTTCCACTTTTAGGTGCCTATAATAATGGGGTTGGTTTTTTAACAACTGCAACCGTACCTGCTATGAAAGCAGCAGCTTATGATGGATTGCCCGCTCTTGTTTATGCTGATAGCGCTGGAGTGACGTCGATCGGGTGGACGTTCATGCTGCCCTATGATTATTCAAGCGGACTTGCATTTCGGATGATGGTGAGTTCGGATTCCGATGTTTCTTATGATTCGCTTGCTATCGATTGGGCTGTATATGTAAATGATACTTCGGGAGGATTTAGTTCCGGGTCACCGGAAACGATTGTGATCAATACCATCGCCACACCATCAACGTCTAATGTAATATTGACATTTACAGTTGCTGATGCCGGAACGATAGCCGATTTGAATGCCGGCGATATAGTTACGGTGTATTTTTGGAATGGTGATGGTCGTGCGGGCGCTGCCAAAACCACTGAAATTAAAGCGGCCGAGGGACGCTATACGTCGACAAGATAACATAACTTCAATCCTTGGGGGTTTGATAATATTTGCAGTTGTTATCAGGCTCCCAATGAAGGCAGGCGAAGCCAGGGTTTGGTTCGAAGTTTTCTTTGAGATTTCCCTTACTCTGGCGCTTGCTGCTGCTCTTTGGAAATATAATAAATGGATTGCGGCATTTTTAACATTAACCATATTTTCAACATTCCATCCGCATTACGGGCCTATGTCATATCTTGCATGGAGGGCGGTATTTAATGGATGCTTATGGTATTACTTGATTATCCGCTACGCAAAGGATGTCGATTCTATTTATGATGTGCTTATCGCCTGTTGTTTGATTCATGTTTTCATGGCGGTGATTCAATTCGCTAAAATAGAATGCTGGGTGAAATCACCATTTCCGGTTGGACTGATGGGTAACCCGATTGAGTTGAGTGCGTTAATAGCATTTTGCCTACCTGCCTTTTTCAGGAGGAAAAAGTTTTGGCTATTACCGTTCCCGGCTATTGGTTTGATTGTGTCCGGTCCGTTTCTGGGAATGTTAAGTGCATTGATCGGGATTGCGGTGTTTTTCTTTTTAAGCAGACCAGATTTGAGGGTTCAGATATTGATCGGGTTTCCCTTACTGATAACATTTGCAATGATTTTGCATTACTTTTTAATTGATGAGCCGGCTGTATCTGTAAGACTTGCAGCTTGGAAATTAGGGTTTAATGCATGGCGTGAACATTGGATTTTAGGGGCTGGAATAGGGCACTGGAAGGTGGTTTTTATAAGACCAATGCCTGAAAGCAATAAAGTATGGCTCACGGCCCATAATGAGTATCTCCAGATGCTTTTTGAACTTGGGATTGGGTTTGCGGTGATCGCTGGTGGATATATTCTCAACATTATAAAACGAATAAACTTAAAAAATGGAATGATCATTCTCCCGGTCACCGCATTAATAATAATAATGATAGAGTCCGGCGCCAATTTTGTGTTTCATATAGCACCGACTGCTATGGTTGCCCTCACGTGGATGGCTATTTTGGAAAGGACGCTTAGAAATGAAACATAAGTCTGAAATCGATATTGTTCATTTGTCCCAGAGAGAAATAAGGGAAATAAAAAGTGATGTAGCTGCTTTAAAAAAGATGTTGGCAAATGACAAGCAAAGCAGGCAGCCGAAAATAACAGATGAGACCGAGTTTGTAAAAGACATCAAAAGAAAAGAAAAGCTCTTGACCGATCATTCCCCTCGTCCGTTCAAGTCTAAAGTAAATGAGAATAAAGCCTATGAATGGACAAAACGAGCAGAAAAATGGTTGAGTGAACAGATGCCCACTTCCAGGGATTATTATCAGTCGTATCCAAAGGAAATGGATAGATACGGAAATCCAATCCCTCCCGATCATAACCAGAAACAGGCATTTGAAAGAGCGGTAACACAACAAATGCGTTTTCAATCCAATAAGAAGGTTCAGGGCGTAGTTCAGGCTTATAAACATATTATGCGAAGGTTGGAGCCGTCTAACCCTGAAGTCACGAATATCGAAGCGCTGAGGCGATAATAAGATGAGCACTTTAACAATCGAACAAAACATCCTATACGGCATTGGTGAGGGCGCGAATGTCGCAAATGCAACATATCTGACTTATGCGATGCGGTGGGCAAACGCAGCTTACCGAGAAATGTTTTTGCGACACAGATTCCGGCATCTTCGGACGAGGGCCATATTCCGGACTACGAACGGACAGCAGACTTACCAGGCTCCTGATGATTTTTTGGGCTTTCTTGTTTTAAAGGACGAAAGTAAAGACACTGTTATAGACCAGATTACACCGGAAGAATTTGCAAGGGATGTAAGCGCAACTCAGGTAACGGATGAATCGTGGACATCTGATTCAGCGGTTGCGGTATCTCTTGATAATGTTGGTTTGCTGCAATATTCAGAAACCGTAACAAACACAGCTGGAACAACGACTTTTACCCGCGACACTGATTACACAATGGATTATGTGTCCGGAACGATAACCATGTTGGCAGCCGGAACAATGGTTACCGCCACTGAATATTATATTGATTATCTTCGATACACCACCGGAAACCCTGTAAAATTCTGCATTGAATACGATGAAACGAATACCAGGTATGTGTTCAGGCTTGATCCCACTCCGGATTCTACGAAGATAATGTCTCTTTTATATCCTGATGTTCCTTCTGATTTATCTTCTGCCATAAGTCCTATTTGGCCGCGGCTTGAGTTTGCATTGGAAAGGGGAGGGATTTATTACGGATCTCTTGAGATAATTGAGGACGAAGTTTTAAGGGGCCGGTTCGAAAAAAAATATGAACAGGCGTTTGGTGCATTGATGCAACTTGATCTTGATCTTATCCCGAAACATGACAGGATACCATTGGTGATGAGAAAGAGCGATTATACGTCACGGGAAGTAAGCCCGATAGGAACCACGGGGGTTAGGTAATGCCAGCTTCCAGAATAGGCCCATGTTATCTCGGGGTTGATTATTCAGTTCCTCCCCATGAATTGTTGCCCGGGTCATTGGCCGATGCTCAAAATATTGTGCCTTCCGATTCTGGACTTCCAACGGGACGTTCTGGCAGCGTAAAATATAACAATGTGTCTTTAGAATCACGAATAACGTCATTTCATGAATTTAGAACCGGGACATCTACAAGGGATAAATTATGTTCCTATTCAACAAAAATAGCAAAGTATAATCCTGCAACATCTGAATTTGTGGATAAGATTACAGGACTTACTTCAGACAAGATGGTTCAGTGGGCTGATTTCCAGGGGAAGGCTATCGCGGTAAACGAAGGATTTGACGCGCCTCAATATTATACCGATGATACGGATATGGGCGATCTCGCAGGCTCACCACCGAAGGGTTTAACGATTGCAGAATGGGCAAACAGGCTTTGGTTTGGTGGTGATTCAACGAATGTTGGGACACTTACCGGAAGCGCGATAAATGATCCAACTGACTACGCAACCGCTGGAGCGGCAGGATATGTATCACAGATAATCGGTGATGGCGGTGACCCTATAACCGGATTGTTCGGGTTTTTCGATGTATTACTTGTTGGCAAACGCAATAATATTTATAAGGTTACAGGCGATCCTCCTACAGATACCACATCACTTGCAATAACTCCACTTTATTCACGATCTAGTGGGACTGATAATGTCGGGTTTACATCACCGCTGGCTATTACACAGGTTGGCAATGATGTTATTTTCATGGATGGGTACGACATTAAAAGCCTTCGAGGGATCCTAGAGTTTGGTGATGTTGAATACACGTCCATAATTCCGCAGTTCAGGAATTTTCTTAGAGATACCGTCGATCAAGATTATCTTCAATACACTCAATTTTTTCATTATAAGAAAGACCAGCAAATTTGGGTGTCAATACCTACTGGCGCAAATACACATTTTGTTTTTGTATTGGATTACAGGTTTAAAGAACAAACAGGAAGGTACGGATTTTATCCGATGTCGGGACTTACGGCTAATGTATTTGGTGGAATTGAAAACGGGGAGGTCATTGATATTTATTATGGGGATGAAACCGGATTTGTTAGGCAGCTCGATACCGGAGATAATGACGATGGTGATACTATTGAAAGATTTGCAACCTTTGTTGTTTCAGGAAATGAATTGGCTACTACAACAAAAGATAGGGCTATCGGAAGACACATCTACAGAAAATCATTTTTAAACAATGAAGCCTTTATGTCTGCATCGGCATCATCGCTTTCGATGGTTCCGTATTATGCTGTAGATTTGATGGATTATTCGCAAGTAAGAACATCCGGTAATTTTACAGCGCTTGATGCTGAAACGGTTACAGGGTGGTCCGGAACCGGAGTAAAACAAAAACGAATTTTATTTCCTGGTGTTACCGGGAATACACTTGCATTAAAGTGGTATCACAACACTGTGGCACAAAACTTTACGATTTACCCTGGTGAGATAAACTTTAAATACAGAAAGAAAAACCTTATCGTTTAGGAGAAATATTATGCCAATTCCCGAATGGAATTCACCTCAAATGCCGGACATATCAGGGCTTTCGTTGCCTTCTGGAGCTATGGACATGCTCGGGCAAATTTATCAGAATCAAGCAGGCATGGCAACTAATAAAGTAAATCAACAATATAAAGATGTTGTAGGCCAGTCCGTTGCGAATTTAGCGAATCGTGGTGTTCTTCAGGGTAATATTGGAGAGCAATATATGGGGAATGTTGCTGAGAAATACTACACGGCGCAAAATGAAGCTATGAGTGGAATAAACACACAATATATGCAAGCTGCTCTGGGACTACAACAGTATCTTAGAACCCTTGACCAGAATATGACAGTTGCACAAATGCAAGATGCTTTGGCGCGGGATATAGGTGAAATGGAGAAGGAAGCTGCTGGTGAAGCCAATGTGTGGGGTGCTATTGGCGGGATTGGTAGTGTTGCCGCAGAAATTTTTACGCCTTATTTGACAGATTTGCTAACGGGTGAGAAAGCGATTACGGTAGGATCTGATGCTGTTGGTGCAGCAACCGGGGCGCTTACGGGTGGTTCCGGGGCCGGCACTGCTTGGAACATTAACCAAAATTTAGGCGATTGGGGCAGCACTGGTATCACTGGCGCAAGTGCTGCAACTGGTGCGCTTGCGGGTGGCGGGTTAACACCTGAAGCGCTTGCATCAACTGCTTCTGAGTATGGCTTTACTGGTGCGTTGGGTGGTGCCGGTGCTGCTGCGGCAACTGGTGCGCTTGCGGGAGGCGGACTAACCGAAGCTGCGCTTGCCTCGGCTGCTGCTGAGTACGGATTTGCTGGTGCCGGTGCTGGTGCTGGTGCTAGCTTAGGAGGATTAGCGGCTGCCTTGGGGCCTGCTGCGATTTTCGGTGGGCTATTTTCTATAATGGATGCTATAAATAAGAGTGGACCTCGTGGAATAGATATAGTGCAAGCATACAGCGATTTAATGCAATATGGAAAAGCAATGCCGCAACCGGGGCGTGAGTTTAATCTTAGCGATTGGACTCCGGAACGAATAAAACTTGGGTATAGAGATTATTTGATTGGAGACTATGGCCAGATTATGCGGCCTTTTGAAGATGAACATACTCAAAACAACGCGGCAACCTATTCTTCCCCTAGCGTTACAGATGAACAAAGAGCCATAGCCGATGAGCTTTTAGCCAATCCACAAAAATATTCAGATTATGGAAACCCGTTTACACCTGAACAATGGGATATTTTTATGCCGTGGAACCCGCAAGAAGAAACCGAGTGGGGAGATTAAATAATGCCTAACTTTCCTATACATGGATATGGAATTTCTCAAATAGCCGATGCGTTAATCTCTGCGATTAGGAAACAGCGGCAAATACAAGCTACACAGCAGGAGCAACAGCGAAGGGAACAATTGCAGCTTCAGGAAACTAAACGGCAAGAAATAAGACAAGACAAGCAACTTGAAGACGTTAGAGGGTTTAAGGCAACCGGGAAAATGATTGATTTGTATAATAATAAAACAACCCCGGAGGCAATGAAAAAACAACTTATTCCCTATTTGAACAAAGCAGTTCCAAAGTATTATGGCGTTCCTTTTAATTTTGATCCTTATAGCGATATGACCGCAAAAAACCAAGTCACCGAGGCGTTAAAAACATCCTTGGCGAATGATTATGAGAAACTTTCTACGGCTGTAAATAGTCCGAATATAGACCCGAAACAAACAGCGGAAATGCTTAAGGAATATGGTGTTAAATTAAACAAGTACGGAATGAGTGGAGGCGATGAAAACATTGGCACGTTTTATGGCGCTAGATTTAAATTCTTGGAGGAACAGAATAGCAAGATGATTGCTACACAAAAGTCGGGATTTACTGGCAATGTGGGGCAATTGGAACAGGCTGGCCGATTTGCTAAACAGAAAGGATTGCAGCCAAGAAATGTTGGCGAGTTGTCTCAAATTATCCAGGCTGGGGCAGGAAAGTCAACTGGTTCAGGGAGTCTTGAAAATAGGGCGTATGAAGAATGGGCGCAACGACCAGGTAATAAAGGCAAATCAATGGAGGATTTTCATTGGCTTTGGAAATCTACTGAAAAAGAGCGCGAAATTAAAAGACAAAAGGGTTTTCTTCCTAAAATTCGCAAATTGCCCCCAGAAGAAGCCTATTCGCGTGGATGGAAAATGAATGACGACGGAACTGTTTTTGAAACAGTTGAAGGCACACCGAAACATTTATCGGATTTTGACAAAGTTCTCGGCAAGCGTGGTATGACAAAGGCCATAATAAAATCCGGTGAACAGTTCGATGACGCAAACGAATTGTGGGATATGCTTCAAAAGCCAGAAGTCGCAAATGCGTTGAGATTTGCAGAAAAAGAAGGGTTTTGGGATAGGGCGGCGGGATCATGGAGTAATAGAGTAAAGTTATGGATGAAAAAGCAAGGTTATTCCGAAGATTCCGATGTAGGAACCGCAATATCGAGGATGCAACGGATGGCATCGGATGATCGAAAAGAATATCTGGGTACGGCCATTACTGTTAATGAGTTGAGGTCTGTTCAGGCATGGCTACCAAATGCTGGGGACTCATATCCTGCGATGCTGAATAAGATCAAGTTGATAAGACAAGAAGGGAAGCAGGCATTCAAGAGATTCCTGGATGTTTACAAAGACAATGCCAATATGTCCCCATTTTACAAGGCATTCGGGATGAGCCGGTTTGGGGATCAACGGTCGATGCAGCTTGATGCCGAATCTCTAATTAAAAAGTATGGGCAAAAATAATGTCTACTCTGCAAGAAGAAGTTCAGCGACTTATAAATGCCAATGTTCCTGAAAAGGAAATCGGGTTGTTTATTCAGAGATATCAAGGATCGACTCCTACCTATAAACAGCCTGAACAAAAATTAAATACTGCGCCATCACCGTTTGAGCAAATGAAACAACAGGCTATAGGGACTTTCGCGCCTGGTATTCAAGAAGGGTATAAATCAGACATTTATGGCCCTCAACATATTCGCCCCCTTCTTGAAATGGGTGGTTTAACTGCTGGGGGTATTGCCGGCACGGCTGTAATGCCTGGGCCAGGAACTGTTTTAGGCAGTGGGCTTGGATTCGCAATAACAAAGCAAGCCGTTGATAGGTTTGAAACATTTATTGGTATCATGGAACCCATTACAGCAAAGCAGGTAGCAAAACAAACACCCAAAGACATTGGTTTAGGTATGACATACGAGGCGGGCGGTCAATCTGCAGCCAGGGTAGCTTCGGGATTGTTAAAAGGCATGGGGGCCCTATCCAAAAAAATGAAGATAGGCGAATTTTGGGAAGCCGTTAAAGATTCAGTACCAACTGCTGATCCAAATAAAATTATCCTAAAAGCAAAAGCTATTCTGGCTGAAATTAGATCCGGGGCACAGGTATCAGAAGAAACAAAAGCAATTCTTAAAAAAATGGAAATCAAGACAAAG